CCATTTTCACACCTCGTGCATAATCTGAGTGATATGATATTAATCCAGGAAGTTTTCCTCCAATCAAGGAGTCACTTCCAGGATGTACTATTGCGTCCATCCAAGTTTCAAAAAATTCTCGCTCTTTCATGTCCTGAGAACATATGACAGATATCGTCATATCATTATATGTATTATCATATGGTAATTTGAGTGTTGGTCCTGCGCCAGATTCATCAATTGTCGCTAAAGTTCTTCCTGGAAGTTCAGCCTTCTCACATCTAAATGAGAAGTTAGGAATATCACCAAGTTTAACTCCTAAAGTTTCTAGAGGGGCTGTCGTAAAAATTTTTGCAATAAATAAATTTGGTCTAGCTAGTTTTCCTATTCTAGAACGCAATGCCGCTATACTAAATGTTGGTCCGCCGGCGCCTACTGTAACAGACTGCAAGGCTGTGTCAACAATGGTGCCATTGGCTAGTGTTATTAACGCCATCTTATGTTCGTCCTATCTTTTTTCTTGATTCTTCCCATATTCTTCCAGTATCTGCTTTTCTGAAAGACTCAGTTGGTAAAAATAATGCAATATCCCATTCTTTCACTTGTATCTCTAAAAATTGAGAACGAACATGAGTTCTTAAATACTTTTTAAGAGTTGGCTTAAAATATCTATACTTAGATGCACTCTGCAAAATAGAATACGAAATTCTCATTTTTGTTGTATCATCGTATTTTTTATTTGTTAGTGTAGAGTACATTGCATCCATCAATTTAGCACGAAGAACTGGAGGCAAGTAATGAAAATTGATACCCATAAATCCATCACTCTCAAACTTAACAGGAAATATTAGAGGAAATGTATCATAGTACGGCAATTCGTTTTTTGTTTTTGGATCGTACTTAAATGCATACATATACCCGTATTCCATAGAAGCGACTTTTCGTGCTTCATCTGTTCGTTTTTCAAACGATGATGGGCTTATGTTAGTCATGAGTTTACCAGCCGCAGTTCTGTACCACTCCCTCGCAGCCCGTGTTTGTGCGGGAACGATGCCTTGTTGTGCGCCTTGAATAAGTATGTTGTCAAATATCATACTTCTATTTATCTCAAATCTTTATCGGTTATGATCTTAAATTCCCAATTTCTTTCTTTTGAATACTCCGTAGCCGCTTTCCATTTAGCTTGATTTACGCCCCAAGTCATAACTTCATTTAAGAATCTTCTAGTGGGTTTACCAGTTGGAGTATCTTTGCGTTTTGGAGGTTGACATTGTATAGCAGGTTTTACTTCAATCAGTACTGCTTTAGTTGCTCCCGTCTTGTCGGTGTATCGCATCCAAAAGTCTACAAAATATCGATGATATCGATTATCTAGTGGAGATACATAAGGAACAACAACTTCTTCAGATGACCATTCAAGTATAGATGGAGTTTCATCACAATATACCATAAACCTGCGTTCAAGCAGACTGCGATATACGATATTAGTTGGATTACCTTTGTACTTTTGGTAGTTTTTAGGTTTAAATTTGCCTTTGTATGACATAAATAGAATAAGAAATATTTTTAAAAAGGTTTAATAAAATGGCAACAAATGCTGAATATGCGTTCAAAATAAACCAAGATGCGGGTGGCTATCCAAGCAACTCACAGGCATTAACATTTGGCCTAACAGGATCACACGCAGACTTTGTTCTTCCTATGGTTAGATTTGAGTTTTTAGAGCCAACAGGACAAAACCCAGCAACTGGATCGCCTTTAATATATATGCGTCTAGGAGGAACCTTTCAGACTGCTATGAGTAATGGATATAACGAAAGCCAAAATATTTTTGGAGACCCTAGAGCCGGCGGTGCCGAGAACGAGGCTGGTGTTGGATCATTTTTTAAAAATTTTGCAGGAACTGGATCATCTTTAACCGAAAGTATATTTAAACAAATTTCAGGTGCCGCATCGGGGGCATTAGGATATATCAAATCTGGTGGACTAACCGGAAAAGCACAATATGAATTTGCCAGTCGAAGAATGTTAAATACATTTCAACAGTTGATATATCAAGGTCCTACATTTAGAAGATTTTCTCTTCCTTTTACTATGCGCCCAACTAGTCTACAAGAAGCGCAGAATATGATTGCTATCATTAATTCATTTAGACATGCGTCTTCCCCTAAAGCAGATGCCGGCGGCACCATGGCTACGGTGGTAGATACAACATCCATAGATTTTCAGACCAGAAAAGAAGCGAACACATTAACTCCTGAAGAAACTGAATTATTAAAAACGCAAACGGCAACAGATATAAGTATTGACGCAAATCGAGAAGCATTAACTGGTGGTGTTTACACTTTTGGATATCCAGACATGTGTGAATTTAGAATTTTATTGACTAAAGGTGGTGGAGGAACAATATCAACTTTATTTGAAAGTGAAACTTGCGTAATAGAGAATGTATCAATAGATTATGGATCACAAAATAAAATGGTGTTCTTTGATGCTCCTTCAGGAGGAAAATATTATCCAACTGATGTGACACTTACGCTATCATTAAAAGAAACAACATTACTCACTACCGGATCGATTAAAAGTCGTTCCGGATCAGCCGAAAATACAATTTATTAAAAGATATGAGTATATTCACATATTACCCCAAAGTAGCGTATAAGATAGATGACTTCAATTCTTTGAGGGCTATCGATATAACAGTCGCATCTAAAATAAAAGACTATACAAAAGTATATAAAAACATTTCGTATAATCCATATGTCATTCAAGATGGAGAGACACCAGATTATGTTGCATACAAAGTGTATGGCAATCCAGGATACGATTGGGTTGTTTTATTAGCCAATGACATAAAAAGTGTGTATGACGAATGGCCTAAGAGTAGTGTGACATTTAATAATTTCATCATAGAAAAATATGGAAGTTTGACAGCTTCAATGTCTACCGTAAAATATTATTATGATAGTGAAGGCGATATCATTGATCTGACAACATATACCGCAACTCCTTCAACCTCAAGAAGTTCTGAGAGTGTATATGAATGGGAATTAAGAAAAAACACCAATAAATCAAAAATAAAAATTATCAATAAAGCGTCATTGGGTGCATTAGAATCTTCAATAAGAAATCTTTCAACTAAACCAATTGTATAATCATGATAAATGCAATTAATGATTTAAATATTTTTGGGTTGAATGAGACCGACATTAGTTTGGGTGGTGATGTTAACCTATCGACTACGGACAGTATTGAATCAAGTTTTGGTGGTGATGTTTCAATTGACGAATTAATGATTAGTACCAAAGAGGGGCAAACAATTAGTCTGTTAGATGCATTTTCTGAAGTCTTTATTGATGAAAATTTATTTGCATCATCCATCATCGGTGCAATTATTATAACGGATACTGCTGGCGCAATAGAGAAATTTGAACTATGTGGTGGTGAAGTGATTTCTATAAAAGTATCTAAACCAAGCACTAAAGATTTGATAATTTGGCGTAAAGATTTAATTGTGAATAGAATTAGCAGACATGATGTTGAGATGAATACGCTAGGTACAAAATATACCTTATACTTCTCATCAAGGTCTTTCGTGAATTCTACTAAAAAAGCTTTATTTAAATCTTACAAAAATACTACAATTGGTGATGCAGTTTCTTCAATATTTTCAGAAATGTCTAAGAATGATATCTTGATTGAAGACCCTAAAATAACTCTAGACAAACCATTTGTATGCACAGGACTTATGCCACATAAAGCGATTGAATTTTTATCGCAAAGATCATGCTCCAAGTCTAACTATTATGTTTTCTTTGAACGATTCGTTCCTGTTGTGGGAAAGAATTCTGATGGTACGCCATTTGCCGCAACTCATTATTTCGGAAGTTTAGATAAATTAATTAGCGATTCTGATAGATTTGGTATTCATAGTATATATTTCCAATTGAACTACAATGCAAAAATAGAACCAGCTGGTAAGATTCGTGCAATTAAACTGTCAAAGAAAGACAACTTTAATCATCTAGAGTCTATGATGTTGGGCTTCTACAATACTTCAATTACCACAATCGATCCGATTTCAAGAACACACAAAGTCAACAAATTCGGATATACAAACGACAACACAAATACAAAAGATTTCTATAAAAACAAATTATTAAATAAGTCTAATGTGTTTAGCACATACAATGATTACGATAGCGAATTGCCTGGACAGAAGATAATAGCGTCTTCAGTCAATGATCCAATAAAAAGAGAATCGTGGTTACCTGACAATATTTTTGGACAGTTAAAAACAAATATGTTCAAACTTGAAGTTGACATTCAAGGCGGAACAAATACTATTGGTGTTGGGCATGTTATAAATCTGTTAATGCCAAGCGCATTCGACAAGAAGATGCTTCCTGGCGCAACGAATCCTCCAGTCGATGCATATCATTCTGGCAAGTATTTTGTGTCTGGTGTACAACATAGAATACAAGATAAAAATTACATAAAAAGACTAGAACTCACTAGAGGATCAAGTCCGTTAAATCTAGACAAATCTTTCTATTCTATCGGTGAGTTAAATAGCACCAGTTTCAATTCTTTAGTTGGAACAACTTTAGTAGCATCCGATACTGATAATAATGGAGTTACAACAACTACAGTCTCTAATGAATCCGGACAATTAAATAAGAGAATGTTAAATACCAATTCCGAAATAAATCCAATAGATTCTTGGAGACAAGGCAACATACCATCATGAAACTCAAATTTTCAGAATTCTTAGACTTAAAAGACTATCGTGCAAATGAATTGATAGAGAAGCAAATTCTCTACAATAAAGGCGCAAAGTATGGGCAGGTTGTATTCCTTGCTGGTGGTGCAGGCTCTGGTAAAGGATTTGCAATTAAACACTTCATGCAAGGTTCTGAATTTAAAATTCGTGATGTGGATGAATTGAAAATTGCATTTCAGAAGTTGGATGCTGTTGGTAAATTTACCATTACAGACTTATTGGCTAAGTATGGCGACAAGATTTCCGAGAAAGATAGGAAACTTATTGAAGATGAAGTAACCTCAAAGGGCTTACGCTTGGGCGATCTTAATCTTAGAACGCCATCGAATGTTTACATACTTCATGTGCTGATTCGTGCAACTGGTGCTAAAGACAAACTCTTAGATATGATATTAGAAGGCGCACATGCAGGAGTGCTTCCAAATTTACTATTCGATAGCACATTTAAAGATGTAAGCGACATGACAGATGTATTGCCTAAATTAGAAAAAGCTGGCTATCAAGCTAAAGACATTCATGTTACTTGGGTCTTGACTAATTATCAGATTGCAATAAAGAATAATAAAAGCAGAAGCAGAATAGTTCCTGAAGATATTTTATTGGCAACTCACAGAGGAGCCGCACAAACGGTTTACAATCTTGTGACAAATGGACTGCCAGAGGGTGTACAAGGTGGTGTTTACATCGTTCTAAATAATCCAGAGAATACAGTTTACATAATGGATCCAAGAACTGGAAAAGAATATAGAGATGCTAAAGGTAATCCTGTCATCAAAGACTTTAAGTACTTGACGCTTAAAGAACCTAGTAAACCTGCAAAGACAGAACTGGATGTAAAAAAACAATTGCTCACTTGGATTAGAGACAATGTTCCTCCAGACACTTTAGACACATCAGAATTGGACAGGCTATGAATAGATTTAAAAAATTCCTAGAAGATACGGGAAGCAATTACGACTACATTCCTACGCTTGAAGTTTGGGAAGAAGATGTGTTTGGTCCTATCGAAGAAGTGCTAAAGCAAGTTGATGGTAAATGGGCTGTCGTTTCTAAAACAACAGGAAAACCTTTAGTGTACTACAAAGGCGAAGGTAAACCTTCAGATGACTGGTTTGCTAAACAAGAACGAAGAATTAATTATTTTAAACATTTGAATAAATGAAAAATTTTATAGGTAAAGACGGGTTCATATGGTGGATTGGTGTTGTAGAAGACATTTTAGATCCACTAACTTTAGGGCGTTGCAAAGTGCGATGCTTTGGATATCATCCGGCTAAAAATAAGAATGCTGTTCCTACTGAAGATTTACCTTGGGCGCTTACAATACATTCGACTAACACCCCTAATCTATACGGAACCCCTAATGTTGGAGATTGGGTGTTTGGATTCTTCATGGATTCAACAGAGGCGCAAGAGCCTGCAATCTTAGGATATTTACCAGGCATTCCTCAAGCAGCCCAAGAGTATTTTGGAACTGCCCCAAGTTTAACTAGAAATTTTGATAGAGTACATACTGCAAACAATTCATCAAACACAATATGTTTAGAGTATGGCAATAATATCATTGAGATCGTAAAAGAATCTTCATCAGAAGCAAATGGGCATATATTAATTCAACACAAAACTGGCACAAAAATTAATATAGATTCTGATGGTAAAATTTCAATCTACACACCAACCAATGATATTTCAATTGAAGCGACAAATGGTGATATCAATTTAAACGCAAAGAACATTAATTTAACAGCGTCAGAATCAGTAGCAATCACATCAACTTTAGCGACAACCGTTGTTGCTGGAGGTGCGTTTAGTGCGACCGCTGGAGGTCTTGCTTCTATTACTGCTGGAGGAGCATTTACTGCGACTGCTGGTTTATACATGGACCTAACAACATTAGCTGGAATATTAAATATAGAAACTCCAAATTCTATTTCAATAGATGCACCAGCAATATATTCAACTGGAACTTTAGAGACCACTGGTCAAATAGTTGGT